TACTGTCACAGGCAATGTATCCGCCCTGTACTCCAAATGCTTTACCAAGTGTACCGTTGATTATATCAACACGATCCTGTAGCCCGTATTCCTCAACTTTGCCTGCACCTGTTGCCCCATACAGGCCAACAGCATGTACTTCATCAATATAGGTTATAGCACCATACTTGTCAGCTAGATCGCATATCTCTCGGATCTTGCCTACATCCCCGTCCATGGAGTATACTGACTCAAATACAATACATGGAGTATTGCCTGCGTCTTTGCTGGTCTGCAATAGCTCTTCCAACATCTCCATATCATTGTGGCTGAATACGCTTTTCTTAGCACGACTATGCTGAATACCTACAATGATTGAGTTATGATTGTTGCTGTCGCTGATGTATTCAATGTTGGGAATGATCTTGGCCAGTGCAATCAAGGTCCACTCGTTGGCCACATAAGCAGAACTGAATAGAAGTGCTCGTTCCTTCTTATGCAGAGTCGCCAGCTCATGCTCCAGAGCCACGTGATAGTGACTGGTACCTGCAATGTTGCGAGTACCGCCTGAGCCTGCACCTGTCATTTCTAAGGCTGTACGCATGGCATCTATAACAACCTTATGCTGTCCCATGCCCAAGTAATCGTTTGAGCACCAGTTGGTTATGTTCTTAATAGCATACGGACCATACCATATAGCCTGGGGAAACTTGCCGTTTTCACGCAGGATATCGTTAAACACACGATACTTGCCATTAGATTTTAGTTCTGCTATCAGTGTTTCAAAAGGTTGTTTGTTTATCATAGTAGACTATTTAACGATAAATATCGTAAGAGGATTAACATAATGGCCGCAAACGGAATATCAACACTATCTACTAAACTAGCTAGGCAAACAGCCAAGCTGGATATCGCCCAAGCCAAAAAACAAGGCAAAACTGTAGCTACAAACGGCACTGTCACTGGTAGCTTAGATGCTACTAAATCTTACTATCGTGCTCGCAATACTTACGATTTAACATTGTTGCCAGATACCTATACTACCAGTGGGGATGATAATGCCAATGCCAGCGGATTAGTACAAGGTCGCCCTTGGTATGATCCAAACACTGAAGCATTTTATGATGGTGAAGTTCTTGAAGTGAGCCCGGGTATCTGGCGTACTAACTACGAAGGTTATCATTATGAAAGTGCTAACTTCTTTGACACTGCTGCATTAAAGGCTGCTCCCAATAACTTCAATGCCGCTGACAATGACATCAACGAACCAGACCTACCCAACTCTACCAGTATGATGCTGAAAGGTTATCTACGAGTGCCCTACACTGGCACCTACACAATATATTTGAGTTGTGATGACGGTGCTTACTTGTGGTTTGGAGATAATGCTATAACTAACTGGCGAAGCGGTGATACATTAACTAATGTGACTATATCAAACGGTGGACTACACGGCCAGAACGAAGTGTCAACTACAGTGGCACTAACAGCTGGTACTTATATTCCTCTACGTGTGATGTTTGGTAATGGTCCAGATGGCCCCGGAGTGTTAGTTGTTAGTTATGAGTATCCTGGCCAAGAGAAGACATCGGATTTTACCGGTAAGATCTTTTACAGAACTTCAACTAACGGATTCTAATGTTCATAGATGATAAAGATGTATGAATAAAAAAGGACCCGAAGGTCCTTTTGTTTAATGTAATATACTATTACTTCTTAGCAGTTGCGCCAGCGTTGACAAAAGCGTACATCTTTTCAGCTGTTTCTAGAACTTTCTCAAGTCCTGGAAATTCTGGCATTTCAACCTTGTTAACGATCTGACCAGTCTTTTCATCTTTCTGAGCAGTCATTTGCCATCCAGCAAACTTAACTTGGAAGTCTTCAGTGACCAATGACTTGGCCATGTCCAGAATGTCTGTACGGATTTCATATCCGTTCTTGTTGAATTTAACTTCTGGCAATTTTGGGGTTTCGAATTTTGTTGACATAATAATCTCCTGTGTGTTTAATGTCTGTGTAAACAGCAACTTTGCTGTCTATGTATTTATTATACAGTGTACAAGACTGTTTGTAAAGCTGAATGAACTATTTTTTAAACTTGTTTACTCTTTCTTTAACGAGTCGAATAACAGTGTCACTGAGCACAACTTCGTAGTGGTTGCAATCTACTTCCACCAGTTCCATATCTTCATGATGCCGCTGACTGGCAATGGTCACCACGCCATCATTGGGTTCGTGCATGAACGGGCTTTGACCCTTTACAGTCACAATGTTGGTCCAAGGATGCTGTATCTTAATACGTTTAGCCTGCTTCATAACCCAACTACTAGGCCCAATGTCACGCATAAGTCTGCTGAACGGTAGGAAGTATTGAGCATAGTCCGCTACTTCTGCACCACCATATGGTGTACTTAGTGTCACAGCACCCTTAACCGCCATGGGCATACTATTGGCCAAATGTAAACTATAGATACCGCCTAGACTATGTGCAACAAATACCAGTTCCGTATGGTCCTGTAATGTTGACTGCATATCTTTTAGGTTATTTTCAAACCCATTGCGGCTATCATAGTTAAGGTCTAAGCCTTCACCTAGTTTACTCTTGATATAGTTAAAGCTCTCGCTGGTAGCATTGGCACCGTGTATGTACACTAATTTCATGCCAATATTTAGTAATTTTAATAGTAGTGATGAGATGCTTTGCTCTTACGGTATTCCGCAATAGCTTCGCCCCATGCAACTAGGCTTTCGAATACAGTGTTGATAAAGTTTTTCATAGATATTTTTCCTTTTGAGAATAGTTGTATTGTTGGATGTAGTTTTCCAACTGTGCGGCATCGGTAATGCCTTTAGTGCTTAGATACGTATCTAAGCTACTCTGATAATTAGATCCCGGAAACATTTCGGCTAAACGTTCCATTACTCTAATCATTTGATCTGATATGAATTTCATGTTATAATACCTCTGTGTAGTGTATGTAGAGACTCATGGTTTCTACTGATATTATTTATCATATAAATGCTGCGACCGCACAATTTTATTTTACCTTACAAAAAGGTTAAATACACAAACGAATAGAGGATGTAATGCGTAAAAGTACTAGGTCAATACTGCAAGAATTAAGCGATTTAGGCATTAGCCGTGACACAGATCAAGTAATTGAGAGTCGTGGCGCCAATTTGATTGAATCAGCTATTAATTTACTATCATTAATCCGTGAGCAATATGATATTGAAACTGCTGCTGAATTAGAGCGCCGCTTTGTTAATGCTATCCGTACTAGTGAGCCAGCTAAATTTAAACGCGGCATGAAGAAAATACAGGAAAGTAAAAACAATGAGTAAGAATGTAATATTTCCCGATACACAAGAGTTTGATCAAAAGCTAGCTCCGGAAATGAAAGCTAAGATGGACGCCATCTTAAATCCGTTGGGTCTAAACAGCGTAGCAATTGGCAGCGCACATACTCCTACGCCCGGCGAAATGAGCGGCGACATGGACCTACAAGTTGACCTAGACGAAGTTAAAGCTAAGTTTAAAACTGATGATGACAAAGCTGCACGTAAAGCACTGGCTATGTTTGTACAAGATCGTGGATTCCAAGTACGTCAAGCAGGTGTAAATGTATTTGTACGTTTACCAGTAGGTGATGAGTTTTATCAAGTTGACCTAGAAACTATTCCAAACGTGGCTAAAGTTAGCCGTTACCATCAACACAATATTCCCAAGGGATCAGTTTACAAAGGCGTGGGCAAACAACTAATGTTGGCACAGCTAGCCAAGAGCAAGGGCTATATGTACTCTGCATGGCAAGGACTGTTTGCACGTACTCCCGAGAATAAGAAGGGTGAGCTAGTAGCAGATGACTGGGACGACATTGCTCGTGTTTTGTTAGGCCCTACTGCCACTGGGAATAACATTGACAGTGTAGAAGCTATCATGGCTAGCTTGCCTCCGGATCAAGGACAAGCACTATTAGCACATGTTAAACAAGATAAGAACTGGGCAGAACGTACACCTAAGCATCCAGTAGGAACTAATGAGTGGTTCCGCAATGTTATGAATATAGTCCTATGAGAGCAAATGAATTCCTTAGAGAAGCAGAAGAAGCTGTTGTAAAAAAACTAGGCCGAGCATTTAACCATCTGGAAGACCTAGTGTTCTTTCATGGTAGCCGTGGCACTATGGAAGCATTGGAGCACTTGAAAGAAATTACTACTACCGCCGGTAGCAAGACTATACGTATGAAGTGGGACGGCAATCCTCAAATCTATTGGGGTCGTGCTGAGAAAGGTGGACCGTTGATCTTGTCAGGACACAATGGTTGGAGTCGTGGTGCTGCCACTGATAGTCCCGAAGCAGTTGCAGACTTTATTGCTAATAAAAGTGGCAAACCAAAGACCCCCGAAGAAGTAAAACAACGACAAGCATTTGCACAACAGTTTGCAAATCTATACCCATTGTTTGATCGTGCTACACCAAAGAACTTTGTGGGTTTTGTGTATGCCGATGGATTATACTTACAACGTCCCGGAGTTGACCAGCAAGGAGTGTATAACTTTGCCCCTAACCCAAATAGTCAAACCGCGTATCATGTCAAAGCAGATAGTCCGCTGGGACAACAAATTAGTCAATCACAAGTTATGGTAGTGGGACATGCTTATTTCCCAGAGTTCGGAATGGATGACAGTGATCAAAAGCCCATGGATGACTTTAGTATGTTTAACAGCAATCCTGCATTAATTGTACAGGGTCCTGTGTATAACAGTAATCCTGTTAGTTTAGATACCAGCGCAATTGATCGTGTTGAACAGTATTTGAATCAACACTCTGCTGCTATTGACAACTTCTTACAAGGCACTACAGGATTAGGCGATCTAAAGAATATATTGTATACCTATGTTAATCAAACAGCCAAAGCTAAACAGCTTGATAACCTGGGCGCACAAAACTTCCTATCTTGGCTAAAAAGCAGCAAGGTCAGTGAGCCTAAACAAACTAAGATTGAAGCGTTAGCGCAACAATATGCTCGCGCACTAGAAGCTATATTCGGACTTGTTGGGCGAATCATGGATCTTAAAGATACCGTGATTGCACAAGTGGAGCAAGGACAAGGCGAAATATGGGATACACAGGGCGAAGGTCGTGTGCGCTATGCACCTGCAGGCAAACAGTTTGGAAATGTTAAACTAGTTCCACGCAGGCGCTGGACTCCGAAGTAATAACTTATCTCTCCAAAAAACACCATATTCTGGGTTTTTTTTGTATCTCGTATAAATAATAGTACAAAGGCCTACAGGATGTAGGTCGACATATACGAGGAGATATATTATGTCATCAACAACAAGAGTAAATCCTACCGCAGTAGCGTTAGGTACAATACAACGTACATTCCAACAAACAGTATTTGTATACACATTAAGCGGTTCTGGTACAGCATCTGCATTAACTGCATCTTCAGCAGC